GAGCGCCTGCTTCACACGCAGGAGGTCACTGGTTCGAGTCCAGCAGTCTCCACCACAAAAATCCCTGTAACCGCAACGGTTACAGGGATTTTCTTATTTCCTCCAAAACACGTTTGTAAGTAACGTGTAAGCAACGTTACCCGTTCTCAACAACGTGCATTGCCTGCCGCAGCGCTTCCTTTACGTTGGGATCGTCGGTGTCCTGCATCATGCGCTCGATCAGATCCTTTGCCTTGCCATCATCGCGGCTGTACCGGCCCATAGAATCCCTCTTGCGCCGATACGAGCTGCCTCTGTTGTAGGCGGTGCGCCCGGAAGACCAGTCGCGGGAATAGCCGTCATCGCGGGAGTACCCATCATCGCGGCTGTAGTCGCCGCTTTCAAACATGGCAATTTTGTCAATGTTCTTGATGGACGATGCGAGCTTGTGGATGGCGTCCAGTTCCGCAGCGCTCAGCTCCCGCTGGCCGGAAAACTCAGACAGCTCTTCGCACAGCATCTCTCGGATACCGAAAAGCTCCTTCATGTTCATGTTGCCCCTCCTTTCAGCAGACGCGCTCCACGATCATGTTGCTATTGGCAAAGCTGATCGCCTGAGCGCTGGTGTTCTCCATCGCTACCGTTACGCAGCAGCCCTTCGGCACGTCCACGTTGGCAGCGACATAGATGTTGAAATAGTTCTCCACGGCGGCGGGCGTTACTGTCGCCACGGCGCTGGTCAGCGGCTCACCGTTAATAGCCAGCGCGGCGGAGATTGCGCCCACCGTGCCACCGGTGGGGATGGCAATGTTTCCGCCGAAGGACACGCGGAACCGCGCCTTGCACTGGTTTGTCAGGCCACGCAAGAACACCTGCCCGCTGCCCTCGCGGTGTACGATGCAGGACTTGCCCGCAACGGCAGTTTCCGTCAGAGGCACATTCTGTCCGGCAGGTACGGTAACAATGTTGGTATTTACGTATTCAGCCAAAATACTCACTCCTTTCAAAATGCAGACGGCGGAGCTATTGCCCCGCCGCCTTTCAATATCAGCCCGGAGCTGAACAATTTCCGTTTTGGAAATAGATTTCTATGCAGTTGTCAGCAGCCGGAGCAGCCGGTGTAGCTGCCAGCCCACGGGTTGCAGGATGCATACGCCGGGATGGGCGTAGGCCGCAGCTGGGAGATCAGGTAGTTGTTCTGCGCAGCCTGAGACGCGGCCAGACGCAGCTCCTGATTTGCGCTCTCCAGATCGCGCATCTTGGAGTTGGTCAGGAAGTCCAGGATGGCGCGGCTGTTGGCGTTCTGGTTCTCCACGATGTCGCGGGTGGCGTTCTGCACGGTGTTCCGCGTGTCACACGCCTGCGTCGCCATGTCATAGCGCACCTGCGCAATGGCGGCTCTGTTCTCGCAGCAGCAGTTTGCCGCCTGCATCTGCATAGCGCTGAGCTGCTGCATCAGTGCGGCTTGCTGGTTGGCGCGGGACAGCTCGGCCTGTGCAAAGCCGTTTGCCATCGCCATGTTGGTGCCGTTGACAAGCTGCGCCTGCTGGTAAAATCCGTCGCAAAGTCCCTGATTTACACTGTCGATCTTGCGCTCGATGTTGGCAAAGTCAGAGGTCAGAACATAACCGTCCATCACGCCGTTGCCGCCGCCACCGAAGCCGAAGCCGTTACCCCAGCCGCCAAACGCGGCGAAAATGAGGAACAGCACGATCCACCACGCGCCATCTCCGCCCCAGCCGAAGCCGTTACCGTTGCCGGTGTTGGCAGGAGCCACAGGCATAGTCATCATGGGGGTGCCATCGGAAAGAGACATAGTATCACTCCTTTTGAAAATTTTTTATATCAAACCGTGGCCACGATTTTGATTTACTTGAAAAGCCCCTGAAATTGGTTTGCCATTGACTGTATCTTGTTCAACTGGTCTTGTGAAATCCTGCCGCTTTGCAGCATCTTCTCCACTTCCGCTTTTGGGTCGCCTTTAAAACTTGCCTTGAACTGCTTGAACTGCTGTAACAGTTGGGGAAAGCCGCTCATCGACCCCGGCATCTGTCCGCCACCTAACGCATTGAAAAACGGATTGTTACTCATCGTCTTCTTCCTCCTCTACCTTGCGCTTCTTCTTGCCCTTTATTTCGCTCACAAGCGCCGCCAGCGCGTCGAACTCCTTACGGGTCACATATTCCGCAGCGGGCGCTTTCTGCGTGTCAGGAGCGCTTGCAAGCCGCTCCACAAGGTCATACACCTTGAGCGTCGGCTTGCCGCTTGCATCGGCCTGTTTCAGATACACCGTGGGAGCCGTCGAATCCCACAGCGCAACCGCCGCATTGGGAGCGACCATCCAGCTTCTTGCCTCCTGTTCGCCGGATACCCACTGCACGCCGCTCTGCGGCAGAGGATTTTGCGGCATCGGCGGGATGGCCTGCATCTGCTGCTGCCTCAGCTGGGCGAGGTTGTCCTGCATCGGCGGCATATAGGGGTTTCCGTAGTATGGATAGTTCATGCTTCATCCGTCCTTTCCCAGTAATACAAGGGTGTTTCGGCTCCGGAATCCCATGTGTCGTGCCAGTCTCCGTCTATCACGCACACCACATGGGACACCAGCGCCAGCAGATATGTACCACGCGGGTGATCCATTGCAAAATCACTCACGGAATAGCTGTCCGAACAGTCATCCGGGATAATATGCCGTGTAAAGCCCAGCTTCTTGAGATACGCGCCCCACACGGTGTTGGCGCTGGGCATATCCGCAAGTGCCAGGCCCTGCATACAAAGCTGCACATACGTCTCATGCCAGCCCTGCCCCGTGGCGCGGCAGATCGCGCGAACAGGACAGTCTCCCACGTTCTTGCCGGAGGGATTCGGGTTATACCATACAAACATCACGACCACCTCTCTTTACTGCCAGCATACGGCAGATATTGCCGGAAAAAGCGTCAAGAAAAGGGCGAAAAAGTGCGTGGACACAAAAAAAGACACACCTACACGGTGTGTCTTTTTTCTGCTCTCAGGCCGTCGGCCATTTTTTGGTACGCGGTACGGCGGCGGCGCTTTACGCCGTCAACGGATACGTTCATACGGAACGCCTGCTCCACGCAGCTTCGTCCCCGCACGTCGCATTCCGCGATACACTGTGCCTCCTCCTGCGGCAAGTCAAAAGATTGGATCCACGCGATAGCTCTCTTGGGTGCCATGCTATGCAGCATAGCCCGTATTTCACGGTGCTCCTGATTCATCCTGCGTTACGCAGGCTTGCGGATCGCCTTGCGGCGGGATGGTGCCATAGGATGGTTGCCCTATCGCCCGTTGCTCCTTTCCTTTATTTACGGTGCTCGCCACCGGTTTTTCAGATCATCCACAGATTTTACCTTCTGCTCCGTTTTCATAATCGCCTCGACGCCCTGTCGCACGTCCTTCTCCTCGTAGCCATGCTCCAGCATTTCCTTATAGATTAAACGCGCCGTCTCTGTGTCGTTCTCCTTCTGCGCACGGTACAGCAGTGCGCACCAGGTTTTTCGGTTCCCGGCGCTCTTGTCCATACGGTAGATGGCCTTTTCCATTTCAAACATCACCCGTATATTCCCGGTCTCGCTGGCAATGCTCCTGGCGATGGCCCAGGTATCCCGCCCTAAGTTTGCCACGCTAACGCCGAAGATCTTGCTAACCACAGTCAGAAACTGCTTGCCGTTGTATGCTACCGTTTTTTTACCCTCCCCGTTGGCGCTGGAGATCATGGACTTGGTGGCCTTCACGATGTCGTCCACCGCACCGGCGTCCATGCGGTCTACGGTGTAGCCCTGCAGGATGGAGATGATGTCTTTTGCGTAGGGGATACGGCCCACCAGCGTAATGTTGCCCTTCACATTGCCCTGCAGCGCAATGTTCTTGATAGCCTCGCCAAAGTCATTTTCCTCCCCTGTAATGCCGGTAAATGCCTCCAAAACGCGCTCCCAGTACTTCTTGTCTTTGTCATCGTCTCGCAGGCCGTCCACGATGGACTGCGCCAGCGCATTCACCACGTCCGTCACCAGCAGCGCCCCAACGGCCCGCTTCAGCTGCTTCAGCGCCTTGCTGCGCTTCTGCGGGTTCGTTTCATACACCCATGCGTCGTAGGACCGCATCAGGATGTTCAGGCTCTTCAGCGGCTCACCCATAAAGGACGTGGCCTGCCGCGTCAGCGCGTCGCTGTCCCGCATGATCTGCGTCCGCTGCATAATGCCGTCAACCACCTGCGTCTGGTCGATGACGTCCGTGAACACCGCCGCCACCTGCTGATAGTAGGCGTCGCTGCCAACCTCCAGGCTTGTGTCCGCCGCCACCTGCCATTCGCAGGCGTTCCAGATCTTGCCCCACGTCACCGCGTCGGCTTTACCGGCCAGCGACATACTCTTGTCGTTCAGCCACGCCATAAAGCCGCCGTCTGTCCCGTATACCTCCCGTGCGATGGTGTACCGGCTGCCCTGGTCAAAGCCGGATGTGTCCTTGATGCCTGCAATGGGCGCCCATTTCCGGGCCTTGTCCCATCCGTTGCCTTTTGTCACGCCGTTGCCCAAGCCCTTCGCCATGTTCTCCGGGTCCAGCACCACCGCCGCGCGGAAGTACGCCGTAGGCTGCTGGATGACCACGCGCAGGTTCGCACCCACCGCGGCTCCCTTTGTGTTGCCCACGATGCGCTCCACGGCCCTTGTGGTGGCGCTGGCGTTCTTCACCATGCCGTTCTGCACGTCCCGCATCAGGTTCCGCCAGTAGCTCTGCGCCGCGTCGCCGTACACGCCGGACAGCACCTGCCGCACGTTTTTCCCAGTCAGGTTGCCCATGCTGTCCCGATACCGGTAGTTGTACAGCCGGTTGATGTCTTCCATCGGGGCCAGCAGCGTGGCGTACTTGATCATGTCACTGGCGTTCTGCGCAAACACGTCATACGCGCCGCCGATGTCCAGCGCATTGCTGGCGTTGGGGGTCAGCGCCTTTGCGCTGCCCATGTTCTTGATCGACCGTGCGTTGTCCGCGTCCGTCTCCACGCTGGAGGCCACCGCATCCTTTGCGGCCTTGATGGGCCAATAATGTTCTTCCTTGAACTTCCGATAGCCGTACACCTGCATACTGGCGTTGTTGCCCCACTCCGCCAGTTTGGTGCTTGCCAGCTTTTGCAGGCCGTTTGCCACCTTGACCTGCTTCGGCGTCAACGCAGAGGTGATGGCCTTGATGTCCTCCTCCGTCAGCAGAATGTTGTCATTCCCGCGCGGGATCGCCTTCAGCTTACCGTTCCGCTGGATCTCCGGCTGCACAATGCCGCCCACCGTCAGATGGTGCATAGCCTGTTCACCGCGCCGCGCCAGATTGTACAGGTTCATGATCTGGTCGGTGGTCAGCGTCAGCTCCACACCACGGCTGGTGGTGAAGGTGTGCCGTTCACCCCGGTTTTTATACACGTCCGCATCCAGAAACTTTTTCGCCGCGTTCCGCAACTCCATCAGCATCACGTGCTCTCGGTCCTGCGCGTTCCGCAGCGTTCGGTATACCTGCATGCCGCCGTCGCCGTAGGCAGAGAAGAACGTATACGGATCTGCCATGTCCAGCGAAATTTTCCGGTTTCGCCGCTTCCGGCTCATGCTGCCCGCCGCAAATCGCTCCGCCCACTCGCTGGTGCTCTTGTACTTCGCGGAGGAGAGCGTCTTGTCATAGGTTGTCAGCGTTGTTTCAATGGAACGGATCGCGTTCCACACCGTTTCCAGCTCGGACACGCTCATATCCGCAATGCGCTTGCCGCCCAGCGCGGACAGAGAATCCAGCAGACCGCCGCTTTCCGTCAGCGCCGGGTCTACCACCATATTCCCCTCGTTGTCCAGAATATCATCATAGATCTGCTTGAGCCGATCTGCCTCCAGCGTCCTTCTGGTGGGGTCGCCGTCCGCGTTCTTCCGAAGCCGCCCGTTTTCGTCGTAGCTGTACGCGCTTTCCAGATTGATATTTTGCAGCAGGCTTGCCACCGCCACACGCAGCCGCTCCGGAATGTGCTGCTTGTCCGTGGGATTCACCAGCTTGCGGGAGATCGCGCCGGTGTGCCGTGCAATCCGCGCCCGCATCGCCGTTGCTTTCCGTTTTTCGCTGCCCTCCTTGGTCTTCTCGTTGTACTTCTTCCGCAGCGCCTTTACGTCGTCCCGGCGCTTATGCCGCTCGCGGGACAGCATCTCACGCACACGCCCGACGGCCTCCTGCTTCTCCAACGCGCGCCTGTCTGCATACGTTTTCTTCTGCCGCACCTGATCGGAGATCATGCCGTCTACCAGCTGATTGGCGATCTCCTGCACCGCCGCATCCCTGTATCCCTCAAAGGGATTGTGGTAAACGCTGTCGAGCCCATCCAACACATCACCGATTTGCAGCAGCTTGTCCGCCTCCGTATACACGTCGCTGGGGAAATAACCCTCGCCGAACATCTCCGCCAGCTCGCCGTATACGGTATCTACAGACGTGCCGTTGGACTTGTTCAGTTTCAGCGTGCCCATGTGGCTCTTTCGGAAATCGCCGTAGTTTGCCATGTCCCCGCCGAACTGGATGGTCTGCCGCTTCAAATAGTCCCGAATTTCCAGAAGCTCCGCGCCGTACTCCGTCAGCTCAGAGGTGTTGTCCACAATGGCCTCCGCCACAGCCTTGGCGTGTGGCATTAAATCCTCCATCGTCACGTCCCGCTTCATCACAGCCTTGGCAAGCGCGTCCATCTCGCTTTGCACGTCCGCGTATTTCACATCGCTGCCGTACTCGCGGATGAGATTCTGCCCCAGCTTTTTCACGTCCCGCGCCACGACGGACGGCTCCTTGCTGATGCGCATTTCGCCCTTCAGCTCCTGCACACGTTGTTCCAGTACGCGGTTGCGGCTGGCCAGCACCGTGCGTTCCCGTTTCAGATCGCGCATCTCCTGCTCCACCTCCGCCGCGCTTCGCAGCTGATAGCGGATATTGTTACTTTTTTTAAACCTCTTGACTTCTTTCTGAAACTGTGCTAAATTTTCCTTGAGGGATGCATCTGTTATGTCCCCCAGCCCTGCTGGCTGGGCTACCTCTGACAGGTTGCCTCTCTCTTTTTTGTTGTAATCAAGCACGCGTCCATCTTTAATGGCATTACGAATTAGTTTATCCCATCCAACACGCCCACCATTTTCAAAGAAATTACGTTCCGCAATAGTCAGGACAACGTGTGGTCGCATGTCTCTGTTTTCTGGAGAGATTGCTTTCCGCGAATAAAAACTTAGAACAGCGTACAGCGGCGCATCGTTGTTTCCATATTCCGGTAGCATCATAATAACCGCCGGGTTTCCATCCTTTGTTTTGGTAGATATAGTCATGATCGGCTCGTTGATGCTCATAATGGCTCGCGTCATTTTCTCCACACCCAGATCGTGGAAATGAACCTCCGCCCCTTTGTGCTGCGTTGGGCGTCCGTCCTGAATAGCTTGCGCCTTGCTGACCATGTTTTCGTAAGCATGGTCACGCTGAATGTAAATGTCTCCGTTGATCCCCAGCTTTTCACTAATATATCGTGGCATAATGCTGACAGGAATCAGCTGATTCTGCCGGGTAGCTTTTTCGTTTAACGCATCATACAGTGCTGTAGAAACCGCCTGTTCGCTGAAACTTTTCAAAGAGAACCGCACGCCGTCGCCCTCACCGGCGGCGGTTTTTGTTTTCTCCGCCTGCCGCTCCGCTGCGTCAAAAGCCGCCTGCCACTGCTTTGCAATGTCCTCCAGCTCGGCAAAGTCCTTGCCGTATGCCTCCTGCGCCGCCATGTCGCGGTATTTGCCGGTGAACGCGGTTTTGACCTTGTTGAGAAACTCCTTCAGGCTGTCCAGCAGCTTCTGTGCCGCCGTCCGGTTTTCCTTGGAGAACTTGGCAAACAGGTCTGCGTCGTCCAGCATATCACCGGCGAAGTCCGCCGCAAGCTCGTCCATCACCTCGTCACGCGTCAGCGTCACGCCCTCCTGCTCCGCCGTTTCCATGTACCGCTCCACGATCTCCGCCTCTGTGTCCGCGCCGTTTTCCTGCATCTTGTACTCCACCGCCGACTGCCGGAACTTCCGGTATTCAGCGGGGGACAAGTCCTGCATCCGGTGGGTTATCTCGTGGGCGGTCACGTTCAAAAGCGGCTTGCCGCTGTCAGCGGCGATCTGGATGAGATTCTGCTCTTTGATGTACTGGCCGTTGGCTCTGCCGCCCAGCACCTGATCCACGATCTCGATCCGGACGCCCAGCTTCTTGCCCCATGTGTTCAGCGTGGCGGCGGTGTCCTTCTTTGCTGCGATCAGATACCGACTGTACTCGTTGTCCGCCAGACCGGCCCCCGCCGTAGTTGTCACAGACGCCACCTCCGCGTTCTCCCGTGCCACTTGCGCCCGTGCGTCCTCCAGCCCAGCATTGTACGCCGCGTACCGCTGCTCCGGCGTCAGCATCGCCGCGTACTTGCCCTTGGCCTTGTCCGCTTCGATGCCGTTCAGTCCCGCGTTGTACACGCTGGAAAATCCTGCATACAGGGAGGGTGCGTCCTCTGCCGTCCGGCTCATTTCCTGATACGCCTTTTGCCCGTTTTCCAAAAAGCCGCCTGCGCGCTTCTCTGCGCGTTTCTGCACAGCAGGGGAGGGAGGTGTAGCCGTCTGCGTTTCCTGCGCCGCCTCGCGGCTTGCAAGCCCCGCAATGTCCCGTTTTACCTGACTGATCGGCTTGTCCGTGTCCAGCTTCACGCCGGTGCGCTGCTCCAGCACCTCCACCGCCACCGGGTCACGGGCGATAGCCGCCGCCTGGTTGCCGGTGATGGTCTCGCCCCGCGTCACAGCCTCCACCGCCTCCGCAGACTTTGCGTTCATCTCCGGCGCGGTGTTCTGCTGCACATCTCGGTTGTACTGCGCTTTTGCTGCGCCATACGCTACACGGTTGGCAAGGGTATTCACGCCCATTGTGCCGCCGGACAGCAATCCGCCGACGATAGCGCCTCCAGCAAACTCTTCGGCAGCGGTTCCTGGATCAAAAATCGCGTTTTCGTTTACGCCAAAATACGGATTAGCGGCATCATATACCGCATTTTGCAGTGTTCGGTCGATGATGCCCTGCAAAACCTCCTCCTTGCCTTCGTCCAGCATGGTGTTCACCAGCGTCCGCCACGCCGCCTGGTTCGCCACCTTTCCGGGCAGGTTTTGGATACCGCCGCTGATCTCGATCTCCGACCCCAGCAGCGCATTCCCGATGGCGTACAGCGCGGCCCGCTTGTCGTCCACGCCCTCCTCCTTTGCGTCGTTGTAGCTGTGAGAAAAGATCTGCGCCGCGCTGGAGAGATAGTTGGGGTCCTTGGCCCGTGCCGCCGCCACATTCTTCAGCGTCTGCACCAGCGCGGGGGAACTCTTGGCTGCCGTCTGCGCTGCCAATGTGCCCGCCTTTGCCGCCGCGCTGGTGCCGCCGGAGGCGAAGGCGATGGCCAGCGAGGGCAGCGCCTCCACCGCAGACGCCAACAGATTCTCCCCCTTCTCCGCATACTGGCCGCCCTTGGCGGTGTTTTCCGCGTACTTCTGCTGCAGCCCCTCCTGTTCGAGAGCGATATTCTCGTCCCATGCGTTGAAAAAACCGCGCTCGTTCATCGGTGCGATATTTCCAAACAGCGCGTTCCAGCCCTTGGCCACCGTGCGCTCTCCAAAGGCCAGCTGCGTGGTCACATCTCGTGCGATAGCCGAAAGACCCATGCCTCCCGCTTTCAGCAGGCCCTTTCCATAGTTGTACCCCTCGTTGGCCTGCTTGTCCGCACCATAATTCCCCGCGCCAAGGGCGGAAATATTGTAGTCGTTTTGCTTTTTGGAGCTGAAATATTCCTTGTTGGCCTGCATTGAAGCCTTGTCCGTATGCCATGCAACGCCGTCAGAGGAGCCTTTGCTCGTATCAACACCGACATATGTGGCCTTTGGGCCGCGCTTTTCCTGCGCTGCAGAGGGGCCAAGCGTTCCGGTATATGTTACTTTTCGCTTTTTCCCGTTTCGTTCGGTATTCCCAACGTAAGTCACCTTCATGCGGCCTCCTAATCAGAAACGTTAAAGCCCATTTTCTTAATATCCTGTTTTTGTTTCGGGCTAAGATCATCCCACACAGATTCTACCAACTGCGCCGCCCCCTCGGCATCCCCGGCATACAGCCGCCCACTTATTGTTCTCTGTATGTCGCTAAAAGAAGCAACGCCGCTGCCTGTCGCCTTTACCTTGTTGCCGGAGTTTTCGATGCGCGGCCCGGTCCCTGCGGTAAAATCAAATTGATAATCCGCAGAATTGGCCTTCGTCTGCGCTGACGACCTTGCCGCTGCCTGCGCTGCTGCCTTCTGCGCGTTATAATCAGCCAAGCTGTCCCTGTACCGGTCATATTCGTCGTTGGCCAGATTGCGGTACAGGTTGGCGTTGTCCAGCAAATCGCTTCGATCCTGCGAGTACATCTGCCGTGCTACCTCCTCCAGCTGTGCCATGTACTGGTTGTACTGCTGCTGCGCCGCCGTGGCGGCATAGCTGGAGGCAAGGCCACCGGTGCGGCTGGCCACCTGGCCAAGAACGTCCTGCATGCTCATACGCCCGTTATTTCCGTACCGGTCAGCCAACGCCTGATACTGACTGCCCTTTGTCCAGTCATCGTAATTCATGCTGATCAGCTGTTTGGCCAACTCATTCAGCGTGTCCATGTACTCGCTGTTGTAGGTGGGCAGCTCGTCAATGCTGGTGGGGATGGTTACCTGCTGATTCGACCCGTAAGCTCCGCCGCTGGATGCACTGCCTCTGCCGGTATCCGTCGGCAAGAAGGCAATGCCTGCGCCGCCACGGATCGCCCCGGCAAGAGCAGCATCCGGGGAAAGACCGCTCGGGGTGCGCGGAATAGCGCCGGCAATCGCACCAGTAACCGCTGCGGTCGGTCCCGTGGTTGAATAATTCCGAGGTGCCGCCCCAGAAACGGCCCCTGCAATGCTGGGCGTGGGCGTTGTGGTGCTCCGGGAGCCGTTGATGTTGCCAATGTTGTAGGGGCCGACCCCCCAAGATTTCTCAATGGCATTTGCCAAAGACGGCAGTGTGGTCTTTTTCTTTCCAATATCGTCGTATTTTTTTCTGATATCCATTATGTGCCCTCCGTGTTGTTGTTTTCCAGTGCCGTCACGCGCTGCTCCAGAGCCGTCACGCGGCCAGCCAGCGCAGTTTGGTCATTGCTCAGTGTCGTAACGCTTTGCAGCAGTGCAGATATACTGGCACTGTGGCTGTTCACTGTGCTCTGCAATGCGGACACTGTGTTTTGAAGCGCAGTCAGCAAAATGTAAATCTCGGCACTGGAAACGCCTGCCGCACTGACTGTTTTGCCAACATTACTGATGGCCCAATCTGTCCGCTGACACATATACCTGATATAGTCCTCGATGATTTGGAACGCAGTCTCAGGGTCTGATTTTGGTATAGCGTTTATGCTCTCCGGAAATACGATCACGTCACATCACTCCCCAAAATGAATTCTCTGGATATGCCGAGCACCGCGCACGGGCCTTTCCCCTCCAACCGAAGCTCAAATTTATCGCAACGGTTTGCAGCAAACCGCATCCGCGCCACATTGACCTCGCGTCCGATCAGTCTTCCGCACTCCTTCCACGGCTTCCCATCGCAGCGCATTTTGACGATCACATAGCTTCCCACCGGCAATTCCACCCGCATCAGCATCCGCGAATACGCTTTTTTCCCGTTCAGCGTTTCATACATCGGCGCAAATTGCACCATCCACATCTGCGTCTGCGGCGTTTCCTCTCCATCCAGCAGATAAATGTTTCCGCTGCCGTCCAGCATATAAAGCTGCCGACCCAGCCGCGCAAAATCTACTGCCTTTGTCTCGTCCTCCAGCACCCAAATGCCTGTTTTAGTCTCGTACACCATCAGGCGGCTTGTGTCGCCGTCTTTTACGCTCAGGTAATATCTGTCTCCGTCGTTTCCTGCCACCGCGTCCGAAAAAACTTTCTCGCCGAAATTCTCGCTGATCAGCGTGGGCGTACCGCCGGAATAGGCGTACACCCCGTGAGGCCCTTTGTAAAACAGCGTGTCGTTAATGACCTGCTGGCTCTTGTGACACCCATCTTGCAGACCTTCCAGCTCGTAAGTGTACATGGAATATTCTGCCGGATAGCCGCCCAGCATCTTGTGCAGTTTTGTTTCCTTCCAAAACAACACGGAAGAGCTGAGCTTGCAGCACCCTGTAAATTTTCCATCCGTGCCGACCGCCAGCGTGTAGGAATCCGTTGAAAGTCCTTCGTACACATAAAAATTGGTGGGGTCTCCCAGCGCACTGGCGTACAGTGTCTGTGTTGTACTGTTGCACCCCCATAACCGGTTTTCGCTTTCGCAGATAAAATCAAGATCCGGAATTTTTCGCTCTATCTTGATGCTTGTGCTGGTTTCCGTCGCCTCTGTAAAGGTATTGTCCGACACGGTGATTTCCTTGGCAGTGACGGCTTTGATCACAAAATCCTTATTGTTCGCGCTCTGCGTCACACAGCCGGATAGCGTAACTCCGTCGCCCGCCTTGAAAAGCGTTGTCAGGTCCGTCCACCCGCTTACCGTCATTTTATTCTTCGTAAACTTGGCTTTGCTTCCCGTCACCGTCGCCGCCAGCGGCTTTATTTTTTTGGAGTTAATATCCAGATACACCTTGTCCGGCCATATCACCATCTTCGTGTTGATCACGGCGAACTGCTTTTGCCCTGCTGTCACTGTCCCGATCTTTTTCCCATCATACAGCAGAGATGTCCCCTGTACCACGACCAGCTTTCCCCATGCCGTCATTGCCGTGGCGTTTTTATAGGGGTCTTTTTTCACGCGGCCTTTTCGCGTGGTAATATAGGGCCACCGTCTGGCAGACACATTCAGGCTATCCCGTAAATCGCCGTCTTTCAGCGCATCTGACCAGTTGATGCCGCGCATCTGTACAATATCCACTTTGTTTGGCCGCAGATCATACGGCAATTCCGGCATTCGCATCACATCACCTGCACACTTCCGCCATACGCAGGGCAGTTGTTCCGCCGCCACCACGCCAGCGCCTCACCCAGCGCCTCGTCATACACGGCTTTGTCGTTGCCGTACAGCGCTGTTTCGTTGTTGTAGTAGTCAATTTGGCTGCACAGATACAGCACATATACCCGGTCATAGGGGGGAGGGAGCAGAAGCTCCCCGTCCCCCGTGGGCCAGTCGTGTACGCGAGATTCTGTGCATATCCGTTCTGCGATCTCCTTATCCAGTCCCATCACCCACGCCGCCTTTTGCTCGTCGCTGATGGTATTCATCCGCAGCTCATCCGCCTTGGAGATCGTTTTCGTTACTGTCATGCCACACCTCCTTACTCCCCCAGCAGCTTGCCCCAGGTGCCTTTACCGGCGATGCCGTCCGCACCAAGATTGTACTTGGTCTGGAACTTCTTCAGAGCCGCCTCGGTGCCGCCGCCGAAGTCTCCGTCCGCCCCAGCCGCGCCGCAGGAGAACCCGTAGGCGATCAGCGCCGCTTGCAGGGTCTTCACGTCCGCGCCCGCCATGCCGCGCTTGAGCATCCTCACCTGCATGGGGATGGTCACATCCTGCGCCGCAGGTGCAGGCACCGGCACCGGCACGTTGGCGCTCTCCACAAAGGGTACGCCCAGCGCCGCGCACAGGCCCTTGGCGATGGTCTCGCCGATCAGGGTGGTGTTGTCGATGATCCACTGGGCAACACTGGGCACATCGTGGAAGTCCACCTCGATATACACCGTCGTGGCGGCAGGGTGCTTTACCTCGTACAGTGCGGGATACGCCCGGATGACATCCGGCGCACCCGGCGTCACGGGTCCCAATACACCCATCACAGCCTTACATGCCTTGTACCCGGCGCTGTTCCGGTCGCCGCTGTAACAGAACAGATGCGTACCGCTGGCCTTGCCGTTGCAGGCGTTGGAATGGATGGGGACGTGCAGGTCGGCCTTGAACCAGTTGGATTCGGCCACGCGGTTTGCCATAGTGTCGTACTGCCCCAACATCACCTCCACGCCGGAGCGCTCCAGAGCGGCCTTGCAAGCCTCTGCGATGCGCCCGCACTGGATAGCCTCGGTAGTGTCGCCCACCGCATAGCTGTTGCTTCGCTGGTCACTGGGGGACAGATACACTCTCTTAGCCATTGTTGCCAGCCCCCTTGTGGTACTGTGCCGTGCTGATGCACAGCACAGCGCCGAGGAACGTGTCCACGGCGGTGATGGTGGTCACCACCTCGTCAGCATAGGGCCACGCCCACACCGCCGCCAGCGCCGCGTACAGCGTGGCCACGGCGGGCATGACGATGATGACCAACCACTTGAGGATGTCGTATACCTTGTTGTTCAGCTTCATAACAATTCCTTTCCGGCCTGCCGGCCTGTTCCATTTTTGTCTCACCGAATGGGCAGCTTCCGCACTTCCTCCATGACGCGCCGTGCGCTGCCGTTGCCGCCCATCTCCTCATACGGCTCATAGAGATACACCTGCAAATTCTCGTACTCGTCCTGTGTGACGTAGCCCCGCTCGATGTACACCATGCCGAGGTGGATGATGCGGTCGTGGGCCAGTCCCACCAGCATCTTCCGCTCCGCCTCGTCGGACTTGCTGCGCTTGGCTGTCAGCTCCATCCGCTTCAGGATCACCTTGCTCACCACGCCCCACAGGGCGGTGGAGGTCAACAGTGCCACAAGAAGCGGCACCGCCACCTGCGTCCACACTTCCATCAGGTCACCTCCTACAACTCGGCGCTGAGCACGATCTGTGCCCCTTGCCGCATGAACAGGGCGTAGGTCTCGCCAGCCGTCAGGCCGCTGGACGTAAAGATCAGGCTCCGCATGCTGCAAGCCCCGCCGGTCTGCATCGCCCAGCCGCCCGTGGCCCTGGTGACGTCCTTCAAGGCGCTGGACGTTTTGCCCGCCTTGAAACGCGATATGCCGCCGGTTGGGATGGTGGGTGTAGGCGATATGCGCATGGGCACAGCCAGCGGGATAGGCACCCATAGATCGACAGTGTTGTTGGCGTAGCCGATGGCCACGCCGTTGCCGGATGTGTCATAGGGCGCGGCGAGAACTTGCAGATAGCGCATGCACTTGGTCAGCTCCTCGCCGTAGTCGGGCATCTCGTTCAACACCCACGCGCCGCTTCTGTTCTGATGGGCCAGCGTCTGCTCCGTCCCCAACTCCAGTTTGACGGCCACGAGTTTTTCCCCCGCCGCCGTGACTGTGACCGTCTTGGTTTCGCTGTTGTAAGTCGGCACAACCTCGCCCACTCCGGCCTGCGTCAGGGCAGATGCCGTCACAGTGCCGACCGGCGCGGTCTCCAGCACCTGCTGCATGGTTCCGTTCAGCGTGATGCCGTCCGTGTTGATCGTCACGCTGCCGCTCACCAGCTTCCAGCGATCCAGAAAATACCCTGCGCTGCTGATGGTGCCGCTGACGTCCCGCTGGTTCACCGGATTGCCGAAATACCAGTTGTCCAGCAGGTTCCGGTTGCAGGGCTGCACTTTGGCGGCGATGACGCTGCCGCTGATGGCGATACCATCGCCCGCCGTATACGGTGCAGGTGCGCCGATGTTTGACCGAGCCTGCGCCTTCTGGGCGTCGGTCAGGGTTTGCGGTTCATTGTACTTTACGGCGTTTTGTACGTCTGCAAGGTCGCGCCCAAACTGCGCCTCAGAGCCGACATACCCACTGGCAGATGCCGTTTCGTATGCGCTTTTCCCGTCAGCCCCAGGGTCGCCCTGCGCACCGGGCGCACCGTCCTTGCCCGGAAGCCCTCGTTCGCCTTGTTTTCCTTCTGCACCGGCTGGGCCTGTCGCGCCCTGCGCGCCAGCTGGGCCGACCACCAGTCCCAAATCAATTTCAGGCATTTCCTGTTCCTCCTTACACTGTCAGTATTAAATGACCGGCGCTGTTAATGGAGAGATTCGGCGGTACTTTTCCCGTATAAGACAGGATCAGATGTCCGGTCTCATCGATCCGAAAACCATACATACCATCCGCCTCAACCAACGCGCCAGCTGGGCCGGTATCTCCCTTTTCGCCGGGCGCACCGTCCTTGCCGGGCGCACCGTCCTTGCCGGGCGCACCGTCCTTGCCGGGAATGCCCTGTTGCCCGGTGGCGCCCGTCGGGCCGGTTTTTCCTTTTCCACTGATGCTGCTTTTGTAAAAGCTGCCGCTTTCCGGATCCCATAGCATCCAGTATCCGTCCCCGCCTAAATACGGGTATTTCCCCACAGCGCTTTCCGCCTTTGCTGCGGCCTGTCCGGCTGAAACGGCGTCACTTTTTGCTGAAACAGCATTCCGCCCGGCACTTTCCGCGCTTGCCGCCGCTTTCGTTTCGCTTTCCCTTGCGGCATTGGCGTTATATGCCGCGCTGATTTCACTTTGTTTGGCGGCATTTTTGCTTTTTTCGGCATCTTCGGCGGCGGATCGTGCATCCGCTATCGTTCCGATGATAGCTTCGATCTGTGTCTGCATCTGAGCTGCCTGTGTAGGCGGCACATCCTGTTCCGTTTCTGCGCTGCCGCTCCACTTGCTTTCGCCCACCGTAAAGGTACCGTATACCGCCGTAGTCGCCCGCGCCTCTTTGCCGCCGGAAGCCTCTGCCCCCTTGATGGCAAGCGCCATATCTCCCGCGTACTTTTTTGCCCCGTTCGGCACCGGCACAAGGTAGACATTGGTGGTGCCGCTCTCCAGCATTTGTGCAGCCAGCAGCACCTCCACGGTGCTCTCGGCCAGCGCATCGCAGAACTGTACCGTTTTTGCCAGCCCCTCCCACATGGGGGAGAACTCCATCCGCAGCACCACATCATTGTGGCTTCCCGCCGCGCCGATCAGCACCTTGTCACCGGCGATGTATTCATTCTGTATTTTCAGCGGGATCGTTCTTGTCATGTTTCACGTCCTTTCTGCTGAAAGACGGCGCAGCAAGGCAAGAGGGGCGCTTCCCTTTTGACTTGCTGCGCCGTGTCACAGCCATTTTCGTGTCTCGCGGTAGTATGCAGTTGTCAATTCAGCTGCGCCTTGACCGCCTCATATTCCCGGCTCTTCTGCTCCAGCATCTCCGCCGTCGCCGCGTCCTGTGCCATAGAGCGGCGGATGATGTTGTACACCTCGCGGGGAATGCGGACGTGCTTGCCGCGCTGGATGCGGTACACCTTGCCGTTCCAGCCCACCACGATGTCGTCCTTGTACCGGTCGTCATCCTTGAACGCCCAGAACGGCACCATGCCGTCGTCGGAGGCTTCCCCCGCCGCCATACCGCGCATAACGGCCTCTGCTGCTTTCGCGGCCTCCTTGGCATCCTCAGCCTCCTTCTTGGCCTGCGCCAGCGCCTCATTGGCTGCTGCCAGCGCCTTTTCCATCTCCTCCGGAGTTCTCTGCTTCTTGTTGTCAGCCATGCTTATTCCTCCTTGCATTTTTGGTATGCGGAGGGGGATGACCCCCTCCGCGTTACCGTCAGTTCATCGCTCCGCTCTCAAAGGTAGAGGCGGATTCGATGCGCACCATGTACTGCTCCACCAGACGCTCCGCCACCTTGGTCAGCTTCCAGCCTGCGGTGGCACGCTGGTTCAGCGGGTCAGCCGTACCGGAGGAACCCAGCTGCTTGACGATGTGCTGCAGCCCGCCGCCCTCCAGCTCCGTCACGCCGTAGGCGTCTGCGCCGAGAATCAGGGTAGAGTACACATCGCGGCCATTTGCGCCGCCCTCGCCGGGATAGATCACGGTGCTGGCGGCAGGCGTAGTGGCAGGCGCGGTCTTCACGGTGATGGTGGCAGAACCGGCAGCACCGGCAGCAGCGGACGCCACCTCCAGCAGCTCGCCGCCCACCAGAATGTCTCTGCCGGTCAGCGCCTTGGCCTGATTGTCGGAGAGCTTTTCAGTGATGGTAATGACCTTGCTGGCCGCGCTCTTCACCGTCAGGTTGCGGGCGCTTGCCTCGCCGCCGTCCTCGATCTTCAGGGGGGCGGCGTGGAAGATCTTGGCCTCGGTGGTCTCCACAAAGCGCACACCCTCGATCTTGCCGATCTCGCCCTCGTAGATGCCATCGGGGTCGGAGTAGGTCTTCACATCCACCCACTTCTTGTCGTTCATCAGGTCGTAGGCGGTGTCGGGATGGATGATACCGGCAAAGTAGCCGTTGATCTTCTGAGCGTTCATGACCTTCAGGGCGCGTACAGCCTTGCGGATGTCGTCCACAGTCAGGTATTTGTTGTTCTCGGCGGTGCTGTCGCCGCCTACCAGTTCAGAGCGATCCTTCGCCCCGCCGGCGTACACCACGTTGGTGCCGCCAGCCAGCACCTCGCGGGTGATGGTGTCGGCGGTACGGCCTGCCTGAGACGCCAGCAGGCGGGTGGCCTGCACCAGATTGTTGTCGATAGCCGTCAGCTCCAGGATGTCGGACAGTTCGATATAACCGCCGTACTGCTTGATGGTGGCGCGGATCACGCCCATGCTCATCTTCTGACCGGCGGGGGTCACACCTTCGGTCAGAGGAACCAGCGCCTTGGGCAGGCTGTCGTACTTTCTGAACTCGATGGTTTTACCGCTGTTCTTGGGGATGGGGTGCTTCTGGCCAAACTGGTCATGGATCAGCTCCGGCTCGGCGAGGTTGATGAGGCGCATAGAGTAATACACCTTCATCTCGTCGCTCAGACCGGGATCCAGCGTGGTATTGGTGTATGCGTCAAACAGGTTCAGCACCACCGGCATCAGGTACAGGTCGTTGTAAATTTTGTTCATGTAATAGCTCCTTTCCGCATATCGCAGCGGAGCCGTAGGTCAAAAGGAAATGCGTTCGCCTCTTGCTACTCTCCGCTCGATCTCCTCAAAGTCCGCTCTCGTCAGCTTCGAGGGATCCGTCTTTGTAACAAACGCGCTGTTGGAGCTGGTGCCGTTCTCACTGGGACGATTGCCCTTGGCCCGGACGTTGTCGGCCACCTTCTTCTCCGTGCTGGCGGCAGCGGCCTGTACCGCGTTGCCCATCAGCTCGTCAAAGTGCAGCACCTTGTAGGCGTGCTCCATCGGTGTACCGGCTTTCAGAAGGTTTACAAACTCGTCGTTTTGCAGCTCCTGCACAAGGTCAAAGTTCTGGTACATGGGATTGCCCCTCATGGCCTCCGCCTCCATGTACCACTTCTCGCTCTGCGCCCGGATCTGCGCCTCCTGCTGATGCATCTGCTGGCCGCGAAGCAGCTCGGCGTTCTCCCGCCGCAGACGGCGGAACTCCTTGTACTGCTCCTCGCTCATGCCCGCCTCCTCGGCGGCTTCGCTCCAGTAGGCGTGGTCGTTGTCCACAGCCTCCAGCAGACGCTTTGCGTCCCCGTCCGCGATGCCGTAACGCTCCATCAGCGTATCCAGCACCGGCTGGTAGGACTGCATCCGCTTCTCCGTTTCCCGCGCCTCCTTGAAGCGCCGGTCGATCATCCGCTGTGTCTCCTGGGTGTACAGATCCTTGTACTCCCCATTGATCAGCTCCCGGAAAGCCTTTTTCTTGGCCTCCAGCGCGTCGGACGTGGTCTCCACGTCCTTCACCTTATCCTCAGCCCCGGCGTCGGACTGTACTTCCGTCTGGCTCTCCGCCTGTTTGCCGTACTTGACGTTGGCCAGTGCGCCCGATTTGCTCTGGCGGGTGGTACCGGAGCTTGCCTGTGTCTCGCCCTGTGCGGTGGCAGCTGTCGCCCCATCGCTGCCCTCGCCGTCAAATAGGCCGAGGGAGATTCTGTAAAGGTACATATCTGTTCCTCCTTTGATTCGCGGGCATATCGCTCCCGTGCAGCGCTCCCCATCCACCCTTGCGGCGGGCGGCGGCTCGTTGCCGCCGTCACACCGCGCAGGCAGGGAGGAAGTATCTATATCATAGAAAAGGGGCGCGGTCTCCCGCACCCCTAAAACGAAAAATATTTTTATTTTTTTTCGATTTTTACGGAGATCGCCTCCGGCTTTGCCATTTCCAGCTGCAAAAAGCCGATTTCCAGCAGATCATACAGCCACTTGCCGCCGTGCCAGCGCAGGTACGCATCCCCGCTGTCCAGCCGTTCCGTCTCCAGCTCCGCCTCCTGCGTGTTGTGCAGCCAGCCCGCCGCCGTGTACAAAAGACAGCTTACCGCCGCACACACGTCAGTGTATCCCGTGGCGTGTCCCTTGCACCTCACAGAGCAGCTGTCCCCGCGATGCAGTGTTACCTCCGTCATAGGCTGGGCGTACTCCGCTTTGCCAATGCCTGCCCGTAGCCGGTCATAGGCGTCTGCGCCTCCATAATACCGCTTGCAAGCTGGCTGGTGGCCTCCGCAGGTGCGCCGCCGCCAGTCTGCGCCGGTGCATCGCCAGCGCCCTCCTGCGGCAGGATAGCGCCCGTCAGCATGGCGATCTGCGCCTGCATCTGCATCAGCATATTCAATAGGGTCTGCCCCTGCATCACCTTTTCCCGCACGGTCTGGATGCCCTCAAAGTCCATCATCTCCAGCGCCGTCAGACTGGCCTGCGCGTTATCCGGGTTAAAAAAGCCCAGGGAGTACAGTTCCTTAGCCCGCTCGTTCTGCTCCATGCGGGAGAAGGGATTCTTTTTCTGCGCCTTGATTTTGAGGTCAAACACCGGCTTGCGGAACATCTCGTTGCCCATTGTGTCCAGCCCCGTCACCTGATCCTGCAAGCCCGCGTTGTCGAAATCTACAAACTGATACTCGTTACCCTCGCCGGTAATGCGGAAACTGCGGCTCACATCGTAGAATTGCCGCATCAGCTCCACGCACAGCGTGTTGATCTGGGTATAGGCGCGGTAGCTGGCGGCGATCATATCCCGGCTTGCCTTGTTTCCGGCCTCCTGCAAGGCGGCAATAGCCGCTGCCGCCGTCACGTTGGAGGTGCCGCCGGAGTTCACGTCGCGGTTTGCCGCCGTGTCCTTCATCTCCTCGATCTTCATCTGCGCCACCGTGACGTAGATATCACTGAGCGGCTGGGTGACGATCTCCTTGATCCGCTGGTCGCCGATCTCGCCGTTGACGTGTACCAGTGGGCGGTTCCAGTCGATAAACTCCTGCTCGTTGATGGCCGTACTTTCCGACACAAAAAAGCGCTTTTTGGTCGCCATCATCGCGTTTTCCAGAATGTTGGCGCTGAGTTTATCAATATAAAGCTGGGGGTCTTTGCAGATCGCCACATAGCCGAAGCCGATAGGCGTACCCTTTTCCGGGTACATCACGTCCAGCACAACAGGGTACATCCCGTGGTCGTAAAAGCCTCGCTCCCGGTATTCCGGATCGTTCTCGCTGGCATACAGCAGGGTAGACCCCACAAACTTGATATAGTGCAGCGCCGTCCTGCCGCTGGGCGTCTTGACCTTGTAATACCAGTCCACCACCACGCTCTTCTCGCTGGTGTCCACGGTGTCGTCGTAGATGTACTCCTTTACGTCCACGACCTTGCCCTTCTGTTTGCCCTTAAGCTGGGGGTACTCGCTGTCCAGCAAGTCGTTGTCCACCAGGTCCACGATAAACAGATTCCGGCTCTTCTGGATGTCCGTGATACCCGGCTCCCAGAACAGGTTCAGCAGGTCAATGTTCCGGATCTCGATGTCGCCCAGCCCGTTGTCCTTCCGGCTGTCCCAAAACACGCCGTACACCGCCGTGCCGTGCTTGAGCTTTTCCCACCAGTTGTCGGAATACACCTGCTCAAAATGGTTGTACTCCTGCACCACCGGCAAAATCTGGCTCAGCGTCTTTGCGCTCTGCTCGTCGCTGCGCTCCCGTGGCAGCACAACCGGCTCCGGGTAGTTGTCCATCGCGTCCGCGTGCTTGTTCTGGATGGTGTTAAACAGCCACGCCGACGTGGGCTTGGGCTGGGGAGGGGAGGAGAGGACTTCCTTGCCGCTCTTGTCCACCAGCTTGGCCTTGCTCTGCCCGATGCCCTCCCAGTGCCGCAGCTCCCACCACAGCTCGTCGTTGACCACACGGCTCTCCAAATTGCCCTTACCGTTTTTGTACCGCGTCAGCAGGTCGATCCCGCGCTCCACGTCCTTTTCCGTGATGGTGGGCGTGGCGTCCGTCCGCTCCAGCAGCATCGCCGCCATCTCCGGCGGCATACCGTCCTCCGGCACAATGCCGGGGATGCCGTATCTCTCCATATCCTTTGCCCCCTTAATAGGTCTGATAAAATGCGTACCGGCTGGTCCTGTACTCGTCCTCCGTGTCCAGCGGCGAATAGGGCCGCTCCACGATGTGTCCCATGTCCCTTGGCCCGATAGGGTTTTTCATGCAGACGTACCGCAGTTGGTCGTAGATATGATCCTCGCCGTCCGTGTCGATGTCCTCCACGTCCGTCTGGTCATAGACCAGGTTCGGGACTGTCCGGATGAAGTTTTTGCAGGTGTCGAACACATACAGCATCGGTACGCCGTCTCCGTCGAACGCCAGCCGGTGGTGGATCTGCATCTTGCCATTGATCCGTGCGTGGTCGCCTTTTTCGAAGTAGACACGCTCACGCTCCATCAGCGCGCCCACGCTTTCCGTGCCGTCGCTCTGCCAGATCGCCGGGTCGCCCACGCGGTGTATGTCCCGCCCCCGCAGGTTGGGGTCGTCCGCCTCGATGCGCCGTATCTCCTGCGCCACCTTGGTCGGCTCCCACATCACGCCACGGTTTGGCGTCCCGTTGCAGCCGTAAAACTCACGGATATGGTACATCCGCCGGTTTCTGTCCACCGCGTACCACCCCACGGAAAAGGGACGGGAATATCCCCAGTCCAGTCCGCACCAGATCACCCAGTCCTCCGGGATGCGGAACGGTGCGATGACGTGGGTCTGCTGCCTGTCCAGATAGTGCTCCCGGTCGTTGCGCCACTCCGTAAACACCTGCCCCTCAAAGCTGTCCCAGTTACCGTACAGCAGGGCATTGCGCTCCGCCTCCGGCATGCTGGCCAGCCGCTGCACATACAGCGGGTCATTTTCCATCAGGATTTTGTTGTCAAACACGGAGGACGGCACAAATATTCGCTGCTGCTGCCCCGTGTGCTTTTTCCCGTCCGGCGTATACCACACCGCCTCCTCCGTGATGGGCTGCATCGGCGGTGCCGCCGTAATAAACCGCTCCTTGACCCAGCCATGCCCGATGTTGCCGGGGTTGGCGGTGGAGCGCATATACACCCGTGTCCCCGCCCCGTTGGGACGGTTACGGGATTTCAGGTAGTCGTATTCCTCCTGGGTAAAATGCGTCAGTTCGTCGAATGCGATAAAATCATACGCTTGCCCCTGATACTGTATCTTATCCTGCGGTCGGTTCATACTGCCAAACACGATCTGCGCGCCCGAGGGGAACCGCCATGTGTGGTTGCTGCCGTTGTACCGCGCCTTTGGATACGCACGGGGGTAGTAATTCAGCGTCTTGTCGATCAGCTCCCGCAGCTGTGGAAACGTCTTGCGCAGGATCAGCGCCTTGTACCACGGGATATGCACCTGCCGCAGCGCCTCGATGACCAGCGCATCGCTCTTGCCGCCGCCCGCCGCCCCGCCATACAGGGCTTCATATTCCGGCCTTGCCATAAATACGGCCTGCCGCTCCTGCGGCTTCCACACGATCTCAGGCATCCGTCTTTACCTCTGGCATCAGCACCACGCCGATCTCCTGCCGGTCTGCCTCCGGCGCTTTCTCGCGCCATCCGAAATTGCAGCTCAGGCTAAATTTCGCCCCATTGGCACCGTCCCGGTCGTACAGCCGCGCCTCTGCGTATTCCTCGCACCGCGCCTTTGCTCGCGTAACCGTGTCCGCGAATTCCGGCCTTGCCTGATAATCAATCAACGCCTGCCGTCCGGTAAAGCCCAATGCCAGCGCCAGCCCAGTGATCGTCGGAGGCTTTGCATTTATGATGATAGGTATCCCGTACTTATCCCGCACCGCGCATCCGTCGTCCCCGATAAACGGCTCTCCCTCGCACGCCTTAAAGTAAGCGTCAATTGCCGCCTGCATTGCCTTTACGCTTTTCCATTTTCTCGGCGCGCCTGCCGGCATACGCTCACACCCTTTCTTTCCTGACGCAGCGGCCTCCCACCACTGGCCTTTGTCATTGCCGCGTCCTTCCCCGACTTTCGCCACACCTGTATTTCGCGTCTTTCCGCAGACTATTGAGACGCATCCCTTTAGGCGGTCCGCCAGCGCATTGCCTGTTGTTTTACACAATCGGTCGGGTGCCACCACGCATCCATACTTTCCTACACAGCGGCGAGGCAAGAGGTCACGCCTATGGTGCAGACGGTTGGACTCGAACCAACGACATACCTCTCGGCGCGGTGCTCTACCGACTGAGCTACGTCTGCATATCTTCCCCGTCAGGGCGGAGCCGAAGCCACGCCCACCGGGTAGAAAAGAGGAGAAAAGAAATGAATCGGCACGGTCAGGTTGCCCCTGCATATCCAGCATAGATTGTCTCTCGCCGCTTCGCACCCCTTAAACGAAAAATATTTTTTATTTCCTGATCATTTCCACGTCCTCCGGGAAAAACGTCTCCCGCACGCCCTTACACTCCGCCACAATGTACCGCCCCTTTGGATGCACATATACCACCGTGCCCTTGCGAACAGGGAACCGCTTTTCATCGTTGGCACCGGAGCCGGGGTATTCGCTCGGCAGCGTCATAAACCGCGCCCGTATCACATCACCCTTCTGCATTGCCCCTCCACGGCGTATCTACGCACTCCGGTTTTTTGCACCGCGTTTCGATTGCCCACAAAATGTTCCACGCCGCCGCCAACAGGTGATCTTCGTCCTCCTGCCCGGCCAGATACTTCGCCGCGTGGCGCATGCCGCTGTCCAGCAAACTGCTGGTGGGGATTCCACGGTCTACGTTATGTTCCCCATACTTCAGCGCCCCGGCCTCACAGTGCTTGCTCACCTCTATGATTGCCGCCCACGGCAGAAGATCCATCCTGCCTTTCCCGGTATGCATATCCCGCTGCGCCCCGCTGGCAAACTCCGTCCGCTCTCCGCTATCTTTGATCTGCATCGTCTGCACCTCCGTCCATCTTTGCCCCGCAGTTGGGGCAGTAATCAAAGTCTACGCCGTCAAGTGTACCGCCTTCGATAATGCCAGCCCACGCCCCGCACACACTGCATTTGAACTCGCAGTGCCCTTCTTTATGCCATTTATAGACATCTCTCCCATGTACCACCGGCGCAACATCGGCGGCGGGCTGTGCGTTCACCTCCCATATCACATCTTCAAGTAGACCACACCCTTCTTCATCATCGACATCCGCATGAGCGTCACGCCAATTCTCCAAAATTTTGCATAACGCTTCCCTGTCAATGTATTCAGCCATTGCCCCTTCTCCTTTTCACCACCAACCCATTGCTTCGGCATTTTCTATTTTCAGCATTTTTTCTGACCCTCCATATACTCGTAAATGGACGCACACCGATCCCGGTTGCAGCACTTCACGACGGTATCTCCGCGAGTAATGGCCATCCGTCTCTCCGCCATATCACAAACACTACAGCTTGTCAGCGTATCGACCCGTGGCCTTTCGACAACTTCCGGTTCAAAATGCGGGCAGCGGTCACAATACTTGCATACATCAAGCTTAATCATTTTGTTCTCCTTTCAAATATCTTTCGCACCGACCTCCAGATTTTCCATCGCCTTCCGGATCACACTGCCGCCGTAGGCATCCTTGGTCAGGGCCAGAAACTCCCGCAGGGTCATGGTGTCGCTGTCCACGTCTATTCCGTGGTCGCGGGCAAACTGACGGCGGCCCATGTCGCAGCTTCCGGTAAGGCGGTGATGCCAGTCGTAAAAATACTGCGCCGGGTATGCCTTGCCGTCCTCCGTCTCTTTCAAAAACGCCTCGATGCGCTCCTCCACCGGCATATCTCCAAACAGCTTGTCCCTAAGAGCCTCCATAGCCTTTGCCAGCGTTTCGCCGTGGGCAAAGATGTTATCCTGTTTGGCAACGTAGCAGTTCGTGGTGGTCAGGTCGCGGTTCAGGATCACGCCGTGCGCCACGTTCCCCCGCACGTGGCGGAGGATCGTGGGGACACCGTCGATGGCATACACCGGTTCGCTGTTAAAGGATCTTATGCCGTAGCCGTCGCCGTCGCCGGAGCCGTAGCCGTCGCCGGAGCCGTCGCCGTCGCCGTAGCCGTCGCCGTCGCCGGAGCCGTAGCCGTCGCCGTAGCCGGAGCCGTCGCCGTCGCCGTAGCCGTAGCCGTAGCCGTCGCCGTCGCCGTAGCCGTAGCCGGAGCCGTCGCCGTCGCCGGAGCCGGAGCCGTAGCCGTAGCCGGAGCCGTCGCCGGAGCCGTAGCTTACAGACAAAAATGCTTTGACTTTCTCATCCAGCGCGCTCATCGCTTCCACTCCTTCACGCCGCTGATGGATGCCGTGGCCTTTTCGGTGCAGGGGATCACCTGGATCACCCCGGTCACTTCCATCAACGGTACCGTCACAGTAAACTTGCAGTCACCGGGGGTCTTGGTGCCGTCCATAGCCAGTTGCTCGATGGCGCAGGCACCGTTCCAGTACCACAGCTTGCGCACATTGGTCATGGTCGCTTCCGTGCCGCGTCGGTCCTTGATGCCACCGAAAAACACGCCTGCGCGGTCGCAGCGGACAATGTACATCTGCTCGTTCTTCTCATTCATGGTATCTTTCCTCCGTATTTTTTATTTCACCGGCATGCCGGCATTTTACTGGTTTTGATTTCGTTCGCCATTGTCAGCCCTCCTGTTCCATGCAGGGTAAGACACGATTGCCGAGCCACATTGTTTGTCGTTGGCTGGTCGCCGCCCTCGACATAGTAGCTTCCGCCAGCGGATTTCGTTTCCAGCCCGTAGATTCGGTCACAGGTGAACTCCCCGATGACCTTTCCGCCGCCGTAAAACTGTGGCATCGGATACTCCGTTGTGATGTAGTCCTCATGCGGATACTTCGGCAGTGTGCAGTAGATATAGCACTTAAACGGCGTTTCCAGTTTCGGACGGGTCTTTCGTATTTCAACGGTCTTTTCGCCCCTACAAATCTTCTCGCACCACTTCGGGCGAATGCTTATCATCACAGATTTGCTCATTCTTTTCCCCCTCCATCAGCTCATATTTCGCACTGTCAGCGCAGTATACAGTAGGCACGCGCCCAGCCATTGCAAACTGGTAGCCCAGTCTCCCTTGCTGGCGATATTTACCACCAAACTGCCCAGCGCACCGGCTACCATCAGCAGCGGGAAAACAATTTTCAAAATTTCCATGACTACACCTCCTGACCCCAGAATTCTTTACGACAGTCATCGCACAGCCGTTTTGTACAGTTACCGTATCTGTTCCGGCAATCAGTGGAAATGCGCTTTGGGCATAGCACCAAACACCCGCGGCTGTCAATTTCCCCCTCCGGATACTGCGCCAGAAACACGCTTTGCCGCGTTTTGCGCGGATGTGCGGCAGACCATCCCTCGACGATCTTGACGGCTCTTTCGGGGTTTTCAAACATCCATCGATAGCATTCGCTTATCACCGGTTTTTCTTCATCCACGCGGCATCCTTCGCAATCCGGCGAAAACGAATTACACATTCTTGCTCTTTCCTGCAAAAACTTCACAGCGTCCATTTACTTTTCCTCCTTCACCGCCACCGCCGTGGCAAACTGTGCCAGTCCCTCACTCATGTCCGCGATCTGCGCATCCCGCCGCAGTACGGTATCCCGCAGGGCGGCGTTAGCCTGCAACAGTGCCTCGATGTGCCGCTGCTGGTTCTCGATCAGGTCAGCGGCAGCGGACTTTAGCGGTGGCAGACATACTTCCACCCTGTACATCGGACACTTGAGGCAGTCGTCGCATTTTTCGGTCGCACAGCACCGCAGCGCGGTCACGATCTCGTCCCTTGTCATGTCATTCCTCCTCCGGAAAATGTTTCTTCGTCACGGCGATGGGAAACGGCTCGATCTCGCTTGCCCACCGCGCCGTGCCTTTTCCGTGTATGCGCTCCCAGATCAGCGGGAAACCTGCGATGCCATCGAACAAGCTCCCCAGCGTCGCGCCCTCCGGCAGATACCGCGCCATACGCCGCAGCATCCAGTCCCAGAAGGGCAGGGCGATGGAGTTACCCAGTGCCTTGTACCGTGGGCTGTCCGCACTTCCTTTCGCTTTTATTTCGCGCCCGCGTTTATCTGTTTTAACCCAATCTCCGATGTCCGTCCATCCGTCCGGGAAACCCTGTAAGCGGGTACATTCCAACGGCGTCAGGCGGCGCACCACCATGTTTGTTATTGCAAGATCTGTGCTGTCCTTAAAGTCTCGCTGTTTGCAACTGCTTGCAACTTCTCCGGCGCGGTAGTCACCAAAGCCCTGCATTTGGTACGTCAGCGGGATCTGATTGCCGCCCGTTCCCATTCGCGCCTGCAAACTGGGCGACTGCTCCCCGCACTCGCGGATGACGTCGCAGGCGTGTGTCATGTCCAGCGCCACCACCGCAGGCTTATTCCCGCCGCACTCTGCGTTCAGTGTAGGTGCGCGGTCATCTATCCGCAGTTCCGCACCGCCTTGCTGTGTTGCCATACGGAAAATTGCTGGGTTATTTACTCCTCCACCAATGCCACCTTGTAGCGTCGGGGCTTCCCCATCCGTGCCAAAAATCCGTTTGCTTTGGCGGTCCCACGCTGTTAAGCATTGGCCTGTTTCATCAGCACCGCTTTCAGACGCGCCGGCAGGTCCTTCCCCCGCCGCTCCGCTCTCCGCAGGATGCCAAGACACGCTTTCGCGCTCAAATTGTATTTGGGCAGCGGATTCTCCTCCAAAATCTGCGACAACCGAGATTCTTCGGCGACGCTGTGGGGTCCCCAGACGGATAACATTTCCTGTACGGCTGTCTCGGATGGTTTTTCCCCAGTCCTTAGCGTCGTGAGTTCTCCAAGCGATAGACCACCCATCACCGTCGATGGCGCCTGCCTTTGTCCATTTCCACTTTTCCGGCAGTCCAGATAGAGAAAATCCTGGTTCTGCGATACGCGCAATTTCCTCCAGCACGGCGTGGAAGTCCCGTCCTCCGTTGCTGCTGTATGCGCCCGTGACGTTTTCCCACACAAGATACCGAGGTCTGACCATGTTACCTGTCCGTCCATTTCGTTTGTCCTCCGCTCTCATTTCTTTCACGATGCGCACCTGCTCCATAAACAGGCCGCTTCGCGCTCCCGCCAAACCGGCTCGTTTCCCGGCGATGGAAAGGTCCTGACAGGGACTTCCGCCCGTTACCACCCACACCGGGTTGATCTCCGCGCCGTTGATATTAGTAATATCTCCCAAGTGCTTTATGGCGCGTCACCTCCTAATCTCCAAACACCACGCCGCACTCGTCCTTCAGCACGTCCTTGATGTGCTTGCGCTTGATGCGGCCCTCGTTGATTTCCTCCGCCAGCTTTTCCAGGCACTCGTACAGGTACGCGATGCTGTTGGTATCCCGGCTGTCCTCTGTCTCCTCAAGGACGTGCCAGCCGCACTTGTCCAGCAGTGCCATTGCCACCATGTCCATGCACTCCTGCGTACCTCTGCGCTTGCCGTCCATAAAAATACGGTCGTCCCGGCTTAGATGCTGCTTGCCCATGTTTCAATTCCCCCACAGTGATACTTGGTTTTCGTCCGGCAGTACAAGCATTTTCTCCTGCGCCTTCCGGCAAAAGTCGCGGCTAATCTCAAAGCCGTAGCCGCGCCGCCCTGTTTCCATACAAGCACGCAGCGTAGAACCACTTCCGGCGCATGGGTCAATGACCACATCACCGGGGTCTGTGAATATGCCAATTAACCGTTTCAGCAGTACAACGGGCTTTTGCGTAGGATGAATCTTTGGAATGTCTTTCCCGTCGCGCCCCCACTCCTGCCAGTTGAAAACCATCCTTTTTTCTCCGTACATATCCGTGTTGCGGAACTTTGGCAGTTTGTCTCGGTACAACACCACGGCAAACTCTGTCGCGCCGACAATGCGCATATTTGCCTTAAGAACCTGCGCGGAATAATTCTTGATGAAAAACAGGGGATACGACTTCATAAACCCGTATCGCTTGCCATATTCGATAACTGTCTGCATCTGTTCAAAGGCGCAAAAGACAATCATAGCCGGTGCCTCGTTTGTTGCTTTCGGTTCTTTTTTCAAAAGGCGGGAGCAAAAGTGCATATACTCCGCGATTTTGAAATTCCCGTCTGAGTTGAAAAACGACTTCTTGGCAAGGCGGCTTTCTCCGTTAGCGTTATCTCCGTCTTTGTACCACATAGGATTGCTGGCATAGGCATTTGATCCGATATTGTACGGGATGTCCGCAATTACAAGCTGTGCCTTGGGAATGTTGTACTTCTTGAAGTTTTGAAAATTGTCGTTAAATAGCTGAACTTGCTGCTTGCCCATCACTCGCCTTCCTGTATGCGCACCACCTCGTAGCAGCCGTAGCTGCCGCCCTGCCGCTTGGCTTCGCTGACGGCCTTACGCATCATCCGGTCGGAGGTCTGCATCGCCGCCGCCAGCTCCGCACGGCTGATGGCGTTTCGCCGCCCGTGGGGGATCAGCGCCGCAATGCGCTCTGTTTCCACCGTCCGCTGGGGGATGTCGGCCTTGTCCTCGTCGCCGTACAGATATGCCCGGCTGGTACGCAGTGCCGCCTCCAGCGCCGTCAGCACCTCCTCCGTGGGCAGACACACGCCGTTTTCAAACCGGCTCACCATGCAGGTGTCGATACGGGGATCCACCAGCTTCAGCACTCCGCTGACCGCCTCCTGCGTCAGGCCCAGCTCCAGCCGCCGTTCCTTCAATCGGTTCATTACTGCACCTCCACCCATTCCCCGTTCTTAACGGTGTACCACACGCCGGGCTTCAGCATTTCACCATCCACAATGGCGGACAGAATGGCGGCGATATCGCCGTTCGTCTTTCGCTCTACGCAGACAACGGCGTTTCCAATCTCTCCCATTACGCGCCCATAAAAACCAGTAGCCATAGCCACACAACCTTTTCCGGTGGCGGATGCTGCGCCACTCTCGCCGGTGGCGGATGCTGCGCCCCTCCAGCCGGTGGCGGATGCTGCGCCCCTATTGCCGGTGGCGGATGCTGCGCCACTCCAGCTGGTGGCGGATGCTGCGCCCCTATTGCCGGTGGCGGATGCTGCGCCCCTCCAGCCGGTGGCGGATGCTGCGCCCCTCCAGCCGGTGGCGGATGCTGCGCCACTCTCGCCGGTGGCGGATGCTGCGCCACTCTCG